TGCCGTCGTAGTAGTCGCAGGTCTTATCAGCCTCGCGGTGCCAGCTCGGCTGATTCCGGATCTTGTCCAGCCAGCGCTCGAGCTGAAACACGGACAGCGCGCCGACGTCGGCCGGCGCCTGATCGCAGGCGTGCGCAGCCACGCCGCCGCTGCCATCGAGGAGGCGGAAGCCGGTAACGGAGGTATTCATGCGCGCCAGGTTTCCCGGTGTCGTTTGAAGCTTGCAGGCACATTGTTTCGTGCGAAGCGGAGAGACATCACGCCGCGGCGCGATGCGGAAATGACGTCGTCGTCGATCTTTACGATGGCGCCGTCCTTGCGGTGGTAGGTGCGTCACTCGGAAAGCCACAGCTCCAGGTGCGAAAACACCCTGAACCGGCCGGTCACCATCCGGTCCAGAATGATTTGGATGCCAGCCTCTACAACGTTCGAGCCATCCTCAAACTGCGCGCGCTCCGGCTGCATCGCCACGTCCTGGACCAAGTAGGCATCACGCATCGGTATGCCGGTGTCCTTCTGCGCCTGCAGGGCATCATGCGGCCATGCCGCAGGAATCCAGTTGCCGCGAGCCTTGATGGCGCTTGCGTGCACGGACAGCCTGCGCTAGCAGACGCGAAGCGCCACTGACGGCAGCTGCACCACGCGCCTCATAAACAGCCTCTTACGCCTTTGACTGGTTAGTGCAGCCACCTGCGGCGAACTCCTCCACGAAGCGCTGTTGCTGCGGTGACAACGGGCTGTCCGCAGACACCACGCGACGAGCGGACGGCGACAGCGAGCGATTCGAGCGCGCTGGCGTCTTCCGCGCCGGCTCGGACGCAGTGGCTTTGGATCGAGCCATAGGGGAGAATGTAACAGGTTGAAATACAATCGCGGACATTACGTGCCGCCAGAGGCCATATATGGGGGGGAAGATATGGAGTTGGAAGACGTTTCCGAAAAAGCCAGGCGGAACGTGATGCTGGCCTCGACCGGCATCCTTGCCGTTTGGGCGCTTGGTATTCCGCTCGATGGGAAACTAGTGGGCGCGGTAAATCTCAACGAAGTGCAGCCATGGCGCGCATGGATATGCGCCGCAATCGTGCTGATCTACTTTTATCTGCGCTTTCGCCTTTCTCCTTCGGTCGCAACCGCTCGAAAGGACTACTTCGACTTTAAGAGAATGAAAGCACGTCAGCGCAACGAGCAATATGCTTTTGACCAGTTCGACACGTTAACAGCCAAAAACGATCCCGCCTCGAATTTCAGGTTGAGACTCCGTCGAGGGACGGATTAATTCCCGGCATAGCGATTAGAGGCTTTGACGTTATCTGGCAACCACCAACACTCGCAGGACAGAGGGGGACGCTCAATTTCGGATGGCGATACCCAGAATCCGTAGGAGGACCTCACCAGTTTTACGGAAATGCGGAGTTCTTTATTCCCCGATGGTGGCTAATACAGCGGGCTATCCGCGAACACATCTTGCGGTTGAAGGACATCAGCTGGTCCGGCCTAGAGGTCACACTGCCGACTGTGCTTACGGTGGCAGCATTTGCGGTATGCCTCATCAAAATTGCAGCGTCCCTGTACTACGAATTCCCCTTCATCCGTCAATTGCTGACTGCATGAAAAAACCCCGCTCGGTTTATCGGCGGGGTTCTTACGCGCACTGACGACCAGTGACAGAATGACGCGGATTCTGCGCGTCCAATCCGCAAATGTCAACGAGTGGCCGCGACCGAGCTCAAAATTTCCGCGGAGTGATAGGGCTACGTTTGCTTCAACATCCCGTCCCGATTGCAGCCTCCATTCCGGAGCATGCGACGCGAATATTTGCTATTGTTACCAAAAATATCAACAATGAAAGGCGTCCGGCAAATGAGCAATTTACCCCAAAGTCAACACACGACTAACTGGCCCCGGTCCGGCGCGAAAGCACTTCTCTCTGCCGGAGGACTCGCTGCAATCACCAGCCTCGTTACCTGGTTTGGAACTATGTCATACGAGCGAGGACAGCAAAGCAGTCAACTCCATCACCTTACTGTCCAACTCGCAAAGCTGGAGAATGCGGACGCGCAACGCATTTCCATGAAAGAGCGAGCGGAGGCAGCGGAGCGCGATTTAAATGCTGCGCGAGAACAGCTCGCTCGCCTACGCGCTGACCATGATTCTGTGCAAGGGCGGTTCGCTATCGCGCAGGCAAGCATTTCAAAAGCCGAGAGATGCAACTATCTTGAAGCATTGGCAAAAACCAGCCAAAACAGGTACACCGTCGCTGCCAACTGGGCGGTAAATCAAACGAATGGGTTTAGGCATCCCTACTATACCGAGGCATCCGCAAATTACGAACGCGACCGCACCAATTTGACTTCGTGCTTGACGAGCTCAGCAAATTGACGCCAGGTATCGCTCCGTCGTCAGAAAGAACTGCAAAAATCGCATTACCGCTCTAGTTACCCGCCGTATCGGGTTGGTCGCACCGAGCAAGAAGCCGTCAGCAAGAAATCCCGTGCTCGTAATGACTTCAACGGTTGTCGGCCAGATCGAAACGGCCCGGTCTTTTGGCTAAAGCAATTGGCCGAGAGACCAACGCACTAGTACGTAGTGCAGGCTTGACCATCGCTCACTACACCGCAATGATCGCATCACAAGCTCTGCGGAGAAAAAAAATGCGACCGGCAAACGTCTTTTTTTACGCCGCATCCCTTCTTCTTGTGACTGCGTGCTCGACACCGCCCGGCGCCTCCAAGGAACAACTCAAGCAAATTAGTGCTCTACCGAGCATTTGGTCATCCGAGCGAGCTCCGCCCAAGCGAGCGCCTACCGATAAAACCCCCGGCTTGCCAGACCAGTGGCAGCTCGCTTCCAAAGGGCCCGATAAAGACCAGGCTCCCGCAGCAGCCCCGCCCAAAGAACCTGACCCGATTTTTCTTGTTGGGTTATATGACGAACTCGACAGGTGCAAAAGCGAAGCTGACAAGTACCGGTCCGCATACGAGAAAAACAGAAATCTTGCTATCGGCATTGCCAGCGTCGGCATAATTGCTGGCTCGATTGTGGTCCCGGCATTAGCAGCCGGTTCGGCTAGCGCTGCTTGGGTTGCGGGGGTGGGCGGCGTATCGGGTGCAGCGAACGCCGCTCAGTTAACCCTGGCGTCACAAGGCATGTCGGCTACGGCCAGCGGTAAGGCACACGCCGAGCTAACCAAGAAAATCGACGAGCAACTCGCCACCCTGCCCGAATTGAAGGACGGGCCACAGGGAACAGCCTTTATTGTCCGCTTGCGTGCCATCTGTATGTTCACGCCGTTGCCAGATGCAATCGATGTTCCGAAGCTAATTGAGAGCACGGAAAAAACCCGTGCCCAAGAGAGAGCAGATGTCGCGAAACTGGAGAAGGATGCAGCCGTTGCTGATGCCGAACGGGAGAAGGCACGAGCCGACGAGCAAGATCAAAAGAATCGCAGAAAGAAGGCCGAAAAGGCAGGGTCCTAGGCGCGAGCAGGTGCAAAAGAAGCCCGCTGCTCTAGCTGGCGGGCTTATCAAGGGCGCAATTACACACCTTAATCGAATACCGCCTATTTCGCGCATGCAATCCGCAAATATCAAGCCGCGGCTGGCAACTCGCCCACAATTTCGGCTTGGCGCAATATGGCGTCGACCTGCTCCATGGGTTTGGCTTCTTCGCCCTTCTTTCCGTCATCGAACTCGCCCCGCCCTTTGCGAACCTGGCGCGCGCCACGCAACCAGAGCATGATCTTGCCGTTCTGGTCCCTCACCGTACGCTCGCTAATCCCTGCTTCGCTGGCCAGATCTGCCAACACGATGCGCGGCCGGTTTGCCCTCGTGGAGAAGTAACGCATCACCAGGCCGTCGCGGACGACGCGGTGCACGACGTGCCCGGAAAGAATGCCCGCGCCCCTGGCGGCGTCGGATACGATGCGGACCGCCTGCAACAACTCGG